TTCGTCGACACTTTTTCGCGAAATAAAATTCCGCGAATAAAGAAGCTTAAATTAAGCCTCTACGTGTTCCGGTCGGGCCCAGAGGGTATTCTCTACCATGAGCCGCCGTCTGGTATATATTATCTGTTTAGCAGATTAATTCCTAAGGATCTTCTCGAAATCTACAAAGATTATAGTTATTGTAGACGTATTTCTGTTAAGAAGCTTCATCCTAAGACGAAGAAGCCTATCCCACTCCCAAAGTGGGTTCTTCGTCAGCTTCGAATCAGAAATTTCGAGTCGATCCAAAGGATTAATGACCTATGGGCTTGTCTAGCGAACATCTTCTGTATCTTGAAGCCTCAGCTATTAACTGGGTTTACTCCAAGGTCAGATGATGACTTCAAATTGATATCCTCATTGAGGAGACTTTTTCGGTGGGTGGTAAAAACCTCCCGCTATAAGGGAATTCATTTTGTGAAATCCCGATTAAAGTCGTTATTTGAAGGCGCACGAGCCAAGTCTATGGGTCTAGAGTTCGACATCTCGCAGTTGAGAAAGGAGGGTATACCTCAGTGGGAAGCTCTATTCGGGCTTCTCATAAAAGGGATTCCATTGGAATCTCTTAATGAAGTGTATTTCTTCTTATCTACTGCGAAAAGATCTTTGTCATCTCCCGACAAAGTAGAATTGGAAGCAGCTCTCGAGAAGTTCGAGAGTACTGTGACTTCGCCTCCAGATCGTAACGGAATATTTCCGTGTGCAGAGAAATTTTCTTTGCACTACGCGAGGAAACACATGCGACCGTTGCTATTTAGCTTCGATCAATCTTCATGGTCTTTTAAACCTAAAGAAGGTGTGTTTACCCCTTTTCTGGAAGTGATGCACATTCCTGTCTCCTCTTCTGGGAATGCACAGTTCTCGGTTGATGATGGCGGAACCTTTGGTTTCGTCCAAAGTCTTCTTCAATATCGTAATTTAGAGCTAGTAGCTCCTTATGACGATTTTAAAGATGACGTTCCCGAGATACTGTACACGATCACTGGTTTTCCTGTTCCTTCCAGCCTATTAAGCAAGGAAGGTCGTGTGAAAATTACGGATATTTTTCCGTATAAGATCCAGGATAGGATCCGAGCTGACGATCTCGATGAGTTCGTCGAGGAGTTTTATAACTCTGGATATGCAATAGAAGATTGCTTATCCACTCAGGCTCTTATTTTGTTCACACTTTATGATGGTTGTGAGCTGAGGGTTAGAGATAGTGATGTCAACGGTGTGGTTTTCGAAAACCTGTCGACATCTGACGTCCTCTGCCTATACAGCGACCTGCCACGTCGGGCTATTAGCCTTACACGGTTCGGTCGTTTGTGTCGGTATGAAGCTGTCGACGACGCTGGCGGAAAATCGCGCGTCGTATCTCTTTCTCAACCTCACATCCTCCTTCTTCAGCATCTTGCTAGGACCGCTATCACACCTCTTTTAGAGGACGATAAGAATTGTATCTTGTCATTTAAGAATGACAAGGTCGGTTCTATCTGCAAGTTACTGTCGAAGGCCCCTCTCGATCAAAAGATATTGTCACTGGACTTAAGTTCGGCGACAGACACTTTCTATATAGAAAATTGTCGTTATCTTCTTGAGGGCTTTTTGAAGTGTGTCGACGAATACGATCCTATAGCGGGACCGTTACTTCGGACAGTTCAAGACTGTCTGATACCTGTATACACATTTTCTAGAGACCTCAAGAATCCTGAGGGGTTCAGATTTGAACAGGAGCGTGGAATGATGATGGGTACCCCTATCTCTTGGGTTTTACTTAATATGTATAACCTTTTTGCTCGGTTAGCAGCCAAGCAAGTTAAGAGAAATTTTGAGTACCTTCTCAACCCTGATTTCGAGGTTGAGGTCTTCACCATTCCGCACACAGTATTTTGCGGAGATGACAATGTATCTGTAGATAATGAGGAAGACTTAAAGTGCTACGTAGCGCTTTTATCCTTGATGGGAGCCGTGCCTTCGCCAGGGGTCAATACGATCTCTGATGAGTTCTGCAATTTTACAGAACTTATGCTCAAGCGTGAGGCTGATGGAAGGTTTGTTGTAATCAACGTTCCTAAGTTAAAGGGCTTTGCCCCTAAACTTCATCAGTCCCGGTTACCTCGTCAAAAGGAGATCCCTGCGAAATATTCGCGGGGAGCCACTTCTTCGACTCAGATTCAGTACTGTAAAGATCGAGCCTTTTGGTCCGATCGTGTAGCTATCATGCGACGGCTACCTCAGTACTATAATCATGAGTTTTTATCTACTTGTCGAGCTCTTGCTCTTCCCATCTATCTTCCAAGGGAATTTGGGGGCCTTTCCTTTTATAAAAGGAAGGGTCGAAGCGACACTGTGGTTGCTTTGCGCGTAGTATGCGCTCTTACTAGCAACAATCAGTCATTAGAACATCTTTTGACTGGCGAGAGTTTGGGTTCTCTCTATTCAGCTGTCGCAAGATCCGAGCTCGGATCATTCGTGTCAGTCCTAACGGAATACGTACTACGTAGAGCCGGTGGACTGTCCCTCAATTCTCTCTTGGACGAAGAGAAAGGTTCCCATGATGGTCTTGCATACCTCGACTTCAACTCTCTTTGGGCCTTTATAGACCCATTACGCGAGAGGGATATTATCCCCTTTGCTGAGGCTTGGGCCGAGGTCTCGGGTCAACTATATGCTGCTTTTTCGAAGGTCTTTAAAGGACCTTCGTATGGTGATTTCCCATCGATCTATAAGACCGCTAAGGATTACCATTCACGAGTCAACTCTTTAATAAAGGCTGACCCCTATTTTTTCCGCTATTCTGTGGAAAGTGTGAAATCGCAGCAATGGTATGACCTGACCCAGAGATTAAAGTGGAAGAAATATACTTATTTCTTCTATAAATCCCAAATCAATTTGATTCAGGGACATGCTTTTGATAAGTTCGTAGTACGAACGCGCTCTGGTTTTCGGATCAAAAAGGAAGCCTTTCTTCAGTTTAAGAAAGGTGGTGTAGTTGATCTCAGCATTCGAAAGAATGTTGTTTCTCAAGAAAAGATTCTTGAGTTAGATCGACTATGAGAGCATTCTGCTAAACAGACAGATCTTTCCCTATTAAGGAAAGATTAATATAATATATTTGACTGTTCCTCTTGCGGAGAAACACTCGGGTCTGACTAGGACATGTAGTACATATTCTGTCACGG